GTAACTTGATATTCGTTAAAGTCATCTACTGATACTGTATTTGATGTGTCTGAATAGAATGAGATTAAATCACCTACATTAAATGCATAACCTGAAGCATCAGCATCATCTACTACAATTGTTGTATCACCTACAGCAACATCTGCTTGGTTTACTAAATTATTTGTACTTAAATCTTGTTCGTATGCAGTTGCACTTGGACATATCTCTACTTTAATTCCATTTGCCCATGTTCCTGCTGTTCTAGCAGTCCATTCTCCATTAGAACCTTGTCCTGTTGAGAAACTTGCTAAATAATGGTCATCATCTCTAATTAAAACACCAGAGTTTGCTCCAGCATTTGTGATTGCACTTTCTGCTCTAACGACCTTTAATGAGTTTCCATATTTTAAAAAGTTGGCAGCACTAAAAAATGTTTCAAACTGATTACCTGTAGTAACTGGTTTACCAAATATTTCTACTAGTTCTTCTTCACTAGAAATATTAACTACCGAAGATACAGGACCTTTTTGGAAAGCACCAGCGATTGCACCAATACTTGTTGCAACGGCAGGAACTACATTAGTTAAATCAATTTCATTTACTTGTACGCCTGGTGATACTAAAAACGCCATGTCATACTCCTATTGTGTATTTCTTTGTCTTTCATTTATTTATAAAAAACTTATATTACAGTTTGTGTTTTTATATGTTTTAGAACATATAAATAAAATTATGTCAAGTAGTCATTACAAAAAGTATAAAGAAACTATTAAAGAGGTTACAAAACGAAATTATCGTAAAAGAGTTTCTTCTTTGAACCAATATTTAGAAAATAATAAATGTGTGCATTGTGATGAATCAGAGATAGCTTGTTTAAAATTTTACCCCCATGATAAAGAGATAAGAAAGACTATTAAAAGAGTAGGAATGAATAGCACTAGTAGGAAAACTGTCAAAAGACTAGTGGATTCATCTAAGATAGTTTGTTCTAACTGTTTGATTAAAATAGAAAACGATTTACTAGACCCAACCTTTCTATAACTACCAATCAGAATTAAAATCTCTAACTACAGTAGTCCACCTAGTTCCATACTCATCTACTTCTTCTTCTGGGTCATCTATTCCATTATCAATAAATCCAAAAGGCGCCATATCTTGTTCTAGTTGTTCTTTCTGTTCAGCGTACATTCTTTCACGAATATCATTATCAGTTAATTCTTTGAAGTATGTTTGGTCTACTGCCCATGCAAATAAAAATAAACATGCAACTAAATCGTCTGTGCAACCATCATCAGCTTGCCACGAAGAACCTTTGACTACAAATGTGGATAGTTCACTCATCATATCATAGTCTGGTATTAGTAGTTTATCTGATTCTATTAATTGTTTTAAATTAGAACAACCTACTCTCTTAACTGCTTTTGTTGTTCTAACTCCTAACTGTGCCTTTCCACCAGAAAATCCAGCCCCTAGTATTTGTCCAGCACGACCACGCATAGACGCCATAACTAAGTTATCATATTCCAAATCAAACTGTAATGCGTTTGCAACTTGTTCACCTATGTCATTTACCTCTACCAATACAAAACACTCATTATATGCTTTTGCAACTTCGTGTATTTTCTGTGGGAATATTAGAGGTTTGATTTCGTTGTTTCTATATTTTGCAACCACTCTATATGGCATTTCTGTTACATCTAAAACTACAAATGCTGAGTAATCCTGTGATGTTCCTCGTGAAACATCAGCAGTAAGAAAGTAAGTTTTCTTTGGGTCTGGTTTTTCAAAGATATCTAAATCAGCGTGAGATTGTATTGGGTCAACATAAGGCATTACTTTTAACTTGTGTGGTGCAATCAAAGTATCAATAGAACCTAAGAACTCACATTCAAACTCTGAGTTGAATTGAGATTGAGATGTGTTTCTGATTGTTTCTTCTTTCCATACTTCATCTCTGCCTGGCACTTCTGACCAATGCACTTCTATTGGAACATAATCATTCTTTTTACTTTGTGCATCTGTCCATAGTTTATAGAACATATTCATACCATGTGGTGTTGATACTATCATTACTTTTGTAGATTTACCAGATGATATGGTAGGATATACAGAACTAAAAAATTCTTCTGCTAATGATGATGGTACATACGCAAACTCGTCAAGGAATATAATGTTATAAGAACCACCACGAATCGCACTTGCTGATGTTGAAGCTGCGAGAATACTTGAACCATTTTCTAAATCTAAACTACCTTTGTTCCATGATACAACTCCTTGTTGTAACCACTTGGGTAAGTTCTCATATCCTAATTGTAATCTACCTAAAATATCTCTTGCAGTAGATGACTTGTTTGCAAGTATAGCGATGTTTACATTTTGATTAAATAAAACATAATGTAAAAGGTATGCAATAATTGTTGTTGACTTACCAGACTGTCTAGGAAGTTTACATATGGTAAAACGATTATCATGGAATGTCTGTACCATGTTCTTTTGAAAGTCATACATATCAAATGGCACAAGACCTTCATCAAGAGATACAATTTTCATATACTCTTGTATAAAATATATGGGGTCATCCATACATTTTTGATATTCCTTTATTTGTTCTTTTGTGAACTCTACAGGAACATTCGTTTTCTTTAGGTTTGGATTACCTAGATATTGATTAACATCAGTTGCCATTATATTTTTTTATTGATATATCTAATTATAGCGTATACCACTAAACCTAATATGATATACATGATACCATCAAACCACGAGATGTCATTTAATAAATCTGGTGTTATAAATCTTAAATCCATTATTTTCCTTTATCTCCTTTTAATAGTTTTTGTAACTCAGCAGTAGAACCAACATACAATGCGTTTGTTACATTTTTGGGTGCGTTATTAGGAACTTCTTTTAATCGTTTCATAGAACTTTGCAGACGAGATAATTTTTCTGTTACCTCTGCAACTTGTGATATGAGATTACCAGCTACTTCGTAACTTCTAGGGTGGTCAGATTGTTTAGCAACTTCTAGTATACCATCAATCGCATCTTGACCTCTTGCAATTAAATCATAGAAGTTATCTCTTTGAAATTTGTAATCACTATCAATATCGTCAAGAGTATCATCTCTTACGATTATATCTTTTGGTTTTTCTTTTACAAGTTCACCTGTTGTTTCTTCAATATCCAGAATTTCATCTAGGATATCTTTTGTTTTATTACTCATAATATTTTAGTCCTGATTCAGTTTATCTTCGCCAGATTCTTCATCATAATTTTTTGCATCTTGATAGAAAGATGTTGTTTCGTTAAATCCAAAATCGTCATCTGCATCTGCTGATGTTGGATTAGGTGTAACAGTATACCTTTGTTCTCTTTTCGGAGCAGCACTTGGTAAGTCTGTATATTGGTCAACCTGTACAGTCTTAATAACTTTACTAGATGTAACAGGTCCATATAGATAAAACTTAGTAGTAAAATCTAAAGTATAAATGATTGCTCTTCTTTCTGTATAATCACCACGATAACTATCTTCATAATTAATACTGTTTAATACAATAGGAATATCTCTTGCGATACCCATTTCTTCCATATCTTTTATTGTTAAAGTATAATCTGGTTGGAAGTATGGAAGTATTTGTTCCACCATTTGTAACGCATCATCTGATTGTTTTGCCATTGCATATAATTGAATATTTAAATTATAAGGAACAGGCATAAACTGTGTATCTAATTTATTAGCATTACTTGAACTTGATTTTACTTTCTTAAATTTTTGTACACGATTTAATTTTCTTGCTGGGTCATATGTTAGATTTTGTATTTCAAAACCTAATCTTGGTAAAGTAATTGCAACTTTACTATCTAGTCCAGCGTCTTGGTCAAGTCTTGTTAACCATTTTTGTTTTGGCCCATATGCCAATGGAACTTTCATAGATTGTGTAATTACACCACTATTGTTTTTACGAACCACATGGATATCATTGAATAGAGTACCAAACCCTATAATAATATTCCTAACAGTTTCGTGATAAAATTGTCTATTTCCTAACATTACGCACTTACTCCAGCATCTCCAAATGGGTTACTTTCTGAGAAGTCTAACACAGAATTATCTAATCTATCAAATAATTCATTTTGTGCAGTCTTATCTTGTACAGCATCACCCACTATATAGTCTTCTGTTAATAGATATGCTGTATCCCCTGAATCAGCATCATTTTCTAATATTATACTTTCACCAACAGATGTTGAATCGTCTTCACCGATTATGTTATCACCATCTGTTTCTTCAAGTAGTAAACCAAAATTACTTCTTGCATGTTGTATATTTATCTCCTCATTTTGAGCACTTGATTGTTCTAATGTAAATTGATAATCATGAGTGTTTACACTTAGTTCATCTTCTATATCATCAATGGTTGAGATACCTGTATCAAGTGTATCTGAACCATACTCAAATTGTTTACAACTTAATTTAAATACAGGATTGTTGTCCAACTGATGAAATGGTTCATCATGGTCTACAAAACTAACTTCAAATATTTTACCTAATATAGGGTGATAAACTAAATCGCCCTCATAAGGTCTATCTGTATTTACTGCATCTGTTTCTGTTAGTATATAAAAATCACTACCTGTTGTTACAGTTTCTAATTCAGATGAATTACCTGTTTGGTCTATTGTACCAGATTCTAAAAGTATAGAACCACCTGTAGTGTCTGTTCCACTTTCTAGTCTTACTTGTTTTGTTAAATCTTGAAACCTATCTCGGTGTACTACTAAAGTTAATTCGTTTCTGTTTTCTAAACCAAACTGCGACATTAATTCTTTTTCACCTTGATATCCACCCTCTGCATTTTCCACATACATCTCAATAGGAACTTGTGTGGTAAATTTACTAAGTGAATCTTCACCTAAAACATTATCAATGGCAACAGTTGTTCTGTCTATGTAATAAACATCATGACCATAAATTTGTATAGCTTCTTTTACTAAATCGCTATACAGATTTTTCTCTGTTTGAATAGCGGTGCTATTACTTGTATGGAACGCCTTATTGACTGCCATTACTTTATCCTATCATGTAGTCTATAGGTGTTTCAAATGATAATTGAATTTGTTCCTCTAGTCTTTGTATTTCTTCTATTGCTTGAGAATAAATTTGTTCACCATTCATTGTTACCCCACCTAATGTTGCTACGCCGTTAAATTTAGAGAGGTTTGCACCCCATTGTTTTTTAATTAATGCAGTTGCATATCTTTTTAAATAGATATCATCAAAGATATCTGTGTATGTTGCTGGGTCTATTTTACGATAACATTCTATAATTATAAATTCATCTGCTGGCATTTGTTCCCAATCCATATCTAAGTATAAACGATTTTGATGTTGATTGAAACGAATAGGTACTTCACCAACTAATACATGTTCTAATAAATCTAGTTGTTGCATAGTCATTTGATAATGTATAATAGATGTAGATGAAAAATCATACAAGTCATTTAATCTTAATTGATAACGAATATCAAACATACTATTTGTTTGAGCATTACTAAAAGGAAATATATTAGTTACTGATACTATACTATCTGGAACAGGAATAAAGTTTTTTCCTTCTTCAAAACTTGCAGATACAGAACTGTCCACCTTATCAGTCGCTGATGTAGTTGCGTTTGTACGACATCTGTCTATAGTATCTTGGGTAATTTTGTGTTTCAGATACATTTTTTCAATACCATCATAGTGATATTGAGCAAAGTATTGTAATGCCTCATCTATTCTATCGTCTACTTGGTCATCAGATACATTGATATCAATCACTCCAAAACCTAGAGCTCTTTTACAATATGATGCAAATGTTGATTTACTTGTTGGTATCGCCATATTCCATTCCTGTTTTTCTAGTATTTATAAGAAAAATCTATCTAAATACTTAGTAAATAAGACTTGACAAAGTATGTTGAGTGCTGTTATTATGTCTATTAATTAGTTATGAGATGAATATGAAAACTTGGAATGTCTATTGTAGTGGTGAAATTCACACCAACTGGCGAAAGTTATTAAATGGAATGGTAATGAATGAAGGATTACCTATTCAGTTTACTTCACCTAATTGTAATCATGAGGAATCTGATGCTGTTGGTGATATATTAGAACCTGTTTGTGAAGAACCAATACCAGAACCACCTATGCACATGGGTGAAAATGACAAGAAGTATTTTTTCAGAGGTATTAAATCTGCTAAAATCAATCAAACTAGAATACAATCTCTAATCAAAGAATGTGATTTTGCAGTTGTTACTTTTGGAATAGGTGGTGAGTTAGACTACTATCGTCAATGGAATGTTGCATTTGAAGCTGGTTGTTTACATGCAAACAATAAACCTTTCATTGTGGTACACCCAGAAAAACTTATACATCCACTAAAAGAGATTGATTCTCATGCTTTAGCATGGTGTCAAAATTATGAACAAGTTATATCGGTGATGAAATCAATATGTCAATAGAATTAAATCCAATAAAAGAAAGTGATATTAAATATTCTGTAGAAGTAGATATCAATGAAGAATATCCTTTTGTGTATACAATAGTAAAAGACGACTTTAATATGAATTTTAAAAGTTCTGCAAAACTATTTTCTGCACAAATGTTTGTAAGAGGAACTAATACATATGTTCAATCTTACACTAAAGTTGCTATGCCTGTTCTTGTGGAAGATAATATAATCATGGTGGATAAAAAAGATGGTTACAATCTACCTATTAATTTTCCACATTTAGTTTCTTGGGTATATTGTGATAATAATAAATTTAATTTTCATGCTGGTGAGAAAAAAATTACTTGTGATGTTGGTGGTTTAATTTTTTATCCTAGTTGGTTAGATAATGCCAGAATTACAGTAGAGGGTAGATTTGATGTTGAAATGAGGCAAGGTTGTTGCACGATACCATTGGAGCATTTATGAATTACGGCAAAAACAAATACATTATAGAAAGATATAATATTGGTGTTGAGGAAAGACTAAAAAGAATCTGTGCTCATAATATAGAACCTAGAATTGAATTAGAAATGCAAGACAAAGAAAATGCATTTAAAAAATATGGAATGACTAATTGGTTACTCTATAAAAGTTATGGTGATGACTTTGAAGATTTTGTTTCAATGATTTCTATTATCGCAAAGAATTATACCGAACAACATTTTAAGAGAGAGGTTAGGGGTGAATTTTTTGTGAGTGAACTATGGGGTATAGTTTCAGAACCAAGTGGACTTGCAACACCACACAATCATTGGCCTGGCATATTTACTTTTGTTTATCATCTAGAATTACCAGAAAATAATCCACCTTTAATATTTACTGATAGTGATTTAGAAATACAACCAAAAGAAGGTGAGTTAATATTTTTCCCATCTTGGTTGAAACATGAAGTTCCAGAAAACTTAACAGATAGTAATAGAATATGTATTGCTGGTAATGTTTATTATAATGAAAAGGTAAAAGAGATAGGTGGAAGAACAGAAGGATTAGAACCTACTAGATATGATGATTGGGAAATGAAAGGAAGATGTATAGACTTCTAAAGTGTGCAAACCATTTGATGAAGATTATCAACTGATATACTTTGAAAGAAAGGATGTGAACTAACATCAATAGTTTTAGTTACACTAAATCCTTGACTTTCTAAAAATGTTTTTGAACCTGTATTTTTATCGTAACAAAAAATACTTACTTTACTATAACTATTATCAGAGGCATGTGCTTTAACTTTATTTAATATTTGTGTTCCCATACCTTGACGAGTGAATGGTGCTTTAACAATGAATTGTTCTATGAACCAAGCATCAGCAACTTTGTTATCAAAATAAACTTGTATATGTGCTTTCTTTTCAGTATTCCATTCATTTGTCATAAATGTGGTCGTGGTAACATTATTATGTGGTAGACATATAGCAGCTCCAACTATTTTATCTCTGTGAGTTGCTTTGACAGTATTTGTAATTTTGTAATGATAACCATTATCAAAATCTACACCAGCAGAATAGACATCTGTAATATCAGTAACATCTGTTCTCATGTATTTTGCAAACTCTACGATACCTGTGCTTGGAATTGATATGTTGCCAGATGTGTTAAATATATCATCATGATAATATTTGACTAGACCCTCAGATGCTTCGTCAAAGAGTTGGGCGACTTCTAGATAGTCGTCATTTTCGGCAAAGTCTATATCGTAGGATAATTCGTTTTTAGATAAATATGTTGTCATGCAGTTATTTATAAGAGTTATATGTATGATATTGCTTGTATAGGTTTTTCTGTACAAGATATGTACACATTGACTATACCTGATATGGTGTGGTATAGTAATTGTAATCTGATAAATAATATCAGTAACTTGAAAATAAGTTAACTAACTAAAGGAGGCTTTTATGTTCAAGAAAATAGCAGTAAATGCCCGATACTTTATTGCACCACTATTAATACTTGCGACTTTGTTCGGTGTATTAGCAGGTGGGCCTTGGGTATGGACAGGGGTATTTTTATTAGGTGTAGGTATCATCATTGATACTCTATATACTAAACAAACTATGGGTGCTGGATTTGATGATGAAGGTGAACTAAATGCAAATCCATTGTTAATGAATTTAACAATGTATGCTATGTTACCTGTATTCATTGCTCTACAATGTGTGCTTGCATATCAAATATACAATGGTATGGCAGGTGTTGAACTATTAGGTGCAGTTGTGTCATCTGGTATATTCGCTGGTATAGGAATTATCTATGGACACGAGTTAGCACATACTAAAGGATTTAGTTTCTTAATCGCTAGATGGATGATGGCGTTAAGTGGTTCTTCACACTTCTGTTATGCACATGTATACAATCACCACTTAGAGTTAGGTTGTGAAAACGACCCAGCAACAGCTCCAAGAGGTAGAAGTTTATATGCACATCTACCTAAGTCATATTTTGGTCAGAGTAAATTCCTATACACAATGGAAAAACAAAGATTAAAAAGATTAGGTGTACCATTCCTATCATGGCAGAACAGATGGATTAGAGGTTATGCAATGTCATTACCAACAATCGCTTTATTCTGGTTTGCTGGTGCTTGGACAGGTATCGCATGTATGGCTATGTTGTGGTTAATCTCTAACTTTGAGTTAGAAGCATTAAACTACTTAGAGCACTATGGTTTAATTAGAGAAACAGGTTCGCCAATTGACTACAGACATTCGTGGGATAATTCTACAATGTTCACAAGTTGGTTCTTCATAGAAATAGGAAGACAGGCAGACCATCACGATAGAGGTGAAACTCATTTCTGGGAATTAGATGAAGTGGGAGCACCAAATTGTGGCAATGGATATTTCACATTATTTGCTTTAGCACTTATTCCACCACTTTTCCATAAGTACATGGAGAAACAATTAGCAAAATGGGATGAAGAAGAAGCATCAGAAGGTGAATTAAAGATTGCAAAGGATATGAATGCTATAGCAGGATATTCACAATAAAACTAGGTCTTAAAGGGGTCATACACGAGTTTTTACAGGGTAGTTAATACAAACACTAGGGAAAGTAACAAAACTCAATATTGACCACGCTAGACACCTTAGAATTGATTAGAGGGGGAAACCCCTCTTTTTTTTACCCTAAAATTACTACTTTGATACCCAATAGGTTTTTCAGTCCAAAAGTTTACAGAAAGTGCAACTCTCACTCCCAAAGTTACTGGCAAAACTTGATGATGTAAGTTTGAATCAAAACAAATTAATCTATTATACTTCGGTTCGTATTCTTGTATTTCATTTTCTTGTATTTGTAAATTACCACCTTTCACATGATGTGGATAACCATACAAAACTGTACTCAAACTAGCAGGTTTTTTTATACCTTCTCTTTCTTCTAAAATTTCATCTAGGTCTTGATGTAAAGATAGTGTTGGATTATTAAATGAATTTAAAGTAACTCTCCAATATTCATATCCTTTGAATGTGTTATATGTTGGCGATATTCTATGATACTCTTTTTTGATTATTCTTTCAAATACATTTGTGGGTTCACTATGTATGTCCACCCATTTCACATCTTGTTTTGCAACTAACTGCCAAATGTTATAATCATTTAGTTCGTCTAGATATTTGTCATCTAGAAAATTATCATATACCTTAATCTCCATAACCAAGATTGATAGTTAGGGAAAGTCTTTTTCCATCTGATTTATAAACTTCGTGCCAAGCTTGTGCTGGTATCATAATAATTTCTTGTTCGTGTATTTCATACTGTTGGTCATTTATAGTCCAATAGTTTGTTCCATAGATTTGTTTTTGTATGACATTATATCCATGAGAATGTAAATTAAAACTAGGGTGTATGCCAGGCTTACCATTTCCAAAATAAAAGTTACCTCTAATATTACCTAGTCCTGTTCTTGCAATTAATTCTTTTTCTAGTTCTCTTAGTTCCTCTGTTAAATCTAAAACATCTGCCATCAATATGGTAAATCCTTTATCATAAAAAGATTTCATTTTATCAAAGTCAAGATAACCTGTATCATCATTTAGATAATTATGTTTTTGTCCATACATAGAGATGACTTCAACAGTTGGTTGTTTATCATTTTGTGTTGGGTGATAATAGGGCCACCTTCTTTTAATCTTCAACAGATTAAACATATCATCTTCGGTTATGTTAATATTAAAGTTCTGTATAAACTTCATTAACTGTTTTTCTTTTTTTTGAAACATCATTTTATTCATAATACATTATCGCATAGTCTTTATATTTTTTTGCTGAATTAATAACTAAACTATCATCAGTAGGAACTTCTTTTGGATTTATAATTACAGCAATTCTAGGTAAATCTTTTGGTTGTTCCTCTACATAAGTTGCATGTGCTGAACGAAAGTTGTTGAGATAAAAACATTGATTTGATGATAGTAGTTTACATTCATGTTCAGTTCTTTCTAACTCACTATCATTCCATGTGTCATCACATTCTTTTATCTTTACCCAATGATTATTGTCATAAGGTTTTTTAGTTTTTCTAAGAAACAAAGAACCCACATCATTATTTAAATACATTCTATATCCTGCTCTATCGCCATCATTATGCCAAAACCCATATCCTGTAACATTATTATTCATAGGTAATAAAAGTATAGATTCCAATTCATCTTCTTTTAAATTAAATGCTTCGTGCATGTATTTTGATAACTCTGGAAACTTCTTATCAAAGTCATTTAACCAACCACCATACTCATTCCAATATGCAAAAACTAATTGCCAAGGATATTTGTCAACATCTTTTTGTCCAGATAAACCTCTCTTACATAAATCATCTACACATTGTTGTAAAGTTTCTGTGTTTTCGGTTATCCATGTTTTTACATCATCAATAGAATAGTCTGGTGCGTTAGATACATCTAGTGGTGTGTAGCAAATATCATTTGTTGTCATTTTGTAAAGTCAGAATTTAATCCTAACATAGGTCTACTATCAATATACAAGTGTTCGTTTTCTTCTTTCTTTTCTACCCAATGTAAAAAGACTTGTGCGTGATGAACCCCTCTAAAAGGTTCTCTCCAATGTTCTACTTTAGTTCCTTGATATACACATAGTTGCCCTGGCAATAATTGTATTGGTGTTCCTTTAGTTCCTTTTCTTCCATTTGCATCACCAAAGAATATGGGCCAACAATAAGTTTCTTTATCTTTATCACTCATGTTGTGTAACTCATAACCTAAAGTTAAAGTTGCACTTACATCACACTCACTTTTATCAATGTGTCTATCCATTGCAGTTTCATGTTCATACAATCTTGCCCAACTATATGTCGGCATAAGTTTTTTACCAACGACTTCTTCAATCATAGGCGTTGCTAAACTTAATACAGTTTCAATTACACCATCAGCATATTTGTTCCAAACAGGTTTACTTAAACAACCACATTTATCAAAGTAACCATAGTGTTGTTTTTCATCATCAAATAAATCTGGTTCATTCACTTGAACATAATTTGCTTTTCTTGCTGACATCATTACATGATGAAACAAAATTAAACTTGTTTCATACTCAATGAATTTGTCAAGAACGACAAAACCATTTTTATTAAATATTTCATTTTCTTGTTTTCTAATTGCCATCATTATCTCCAAGGCTGTCCTAGTGCCCATAACACTAACGAGTATCGTGTACCACGAGTTATGGGTGTTATTGTGTGCGACATAAAAGAAGGAAAAAACACAATAGAACCCTTTCTATTTATCTCCTCTATTTCCATGATATCTACTCCAGAATCATGTGTCTTACTTAAATCAAATTTTAACTTACCACCATCATATTCTTTAGGGTCAGTTAAGTTCATTGTCATACTAATCTTTCTAACCTTACCCTCAAAAGTTTTATCTTCTGTATATAGGTTAGGTAAACCAACTTTTTCTTTTTTACATTTTTCTATTAGTTCATCATCAGCAAGAATGTATTTCCCATGATGGTCAGAACCACCATCATTATGCCAGTTGTATAATCCATCTTTAGTATATTTTGTAAACTGAAAACTTTCTGCCCAATCAATATCCCACTTCCATCCAGAACTTTCATTTGCCTCTTCTAAGTAGGGCCAAACTAAATCATATAACCATTGATTATTAAACCATGCAACTTGACAATCCCTAGCATAATAATCACCATTACTTTGTTCCTTTGGTGTTAGTTCTTTTGCACTAACCCTTTTATCATCCTTTGTTTTTTCACCACCACCTCTTGTTGTTCCAGATGTATCACCACCATCTTTTCTAATTAATTCTATTTGTTCATTTCCCATTTTAATTATTTTATCACACACATCATGTGGGATTACTTCTTTGAACCAATAATATTGATAATGTAAATTCATAATCCTAAACCACCATCAATATAAGTTACATGTCCTGTCATAAAATCTGATTCATCTGAACATAAAAAATTTACTAACTTTGCAATATCATCTGGCATACCAATTTTTCTTAATGGTGTTCTTTCCATAATTTGTGGTTCAACACCTTTGTCTATCCATCTTTGTGTCATAGCAGTTCTTGTATAGCCTGGAGCTACTGCGTGTACTCTTATATTATATTGTCCTAGTTCTTTTGCAAGTGAATTAGTAAAACCTAAGACTGCTGATTTGCAAGTTGAATATAAACATTGACCTTGTTCACCTTTATGAAAAATTGATGACATATTTACAATCACACCACAATTATTTTCTTTCATGTGAGGAACAAGTTCTCTTGTAAGTAGATACATAGATTTTAAATTACAATCAATCATCATATTCCATTCTTCTGTTGTTGTTTCTACTAACTCTTTTTCATCTATACCTAAACCAGCACAGTTAATTAGTATGTCTGGTTTCTCTATCTTTGCAAGTTCTTCTTTTATTTGTTCTTCATTAGTTAGTTCTATAACAATACACTTACCATCAAAGTTATTCACATCTTCTTTTCTTCTAGAAACACCAATGACATTTCCACCACTTTGTTTTAGTTTGTTTGCAATCGCATTACCGATACCACTTGTCGCACCTGTAACTAATATTGTTTTTCCTGTTAAATTAGACATCAAGTTTTCCTGACATTTTAAATGCTAAACTAAATCTCATAAAATCTTTATTTAAATGATACTCTGCTTTGTGTGGAATGTTAGCAGGAAATACAACCATACGATTTCTAACATAAGGTACTGTATCAACTTCTTCACC